AGGAATGGGCAATGCGTTATCCTTTGGTAGATGGACAGGGAAACTTTGGTTCTGTAGACGGTGATAGCCCTGCTGCTATGCGTTATACAGAAGCTCGTCTTAATAAGTTGGGTGAAGCAATGATGGATGACCTGTATAAGGAAACCGTCGATTTTGAGCCTAACTTTGATAATACGTTGGTAGAACCTAAAGTTATGCCGACACGTATCCCGAATCTTCTGGTGAACGGAGCATCCGGTATCGCTGTAGGTATGGCTACCAATATGCCTCCTCATAATCTTTCGGAAGTAATTGAAGCATGTGAAGCATATATTGATAATCCGGAAATTACAGTAGAGGAACTGATGGAATTTGTCAAAGCACCAGATTTTCCTACTGGTGGGTTTATATATGGTGTGAGTGGTGTACGCGAGGCATATTTGACTGGACGAGGACGTGTAATTATGCGTGCGAAAGCCGAAATCGAAAGCGGACAGACACATGATAAGATCGTAATAACCGAGATTCCTTATAATGTAAATAAGGCCGAGTTGATTAAGTATATAGCTGATCTTGTAAATGATAAGAAAATAGAAGGTATCTCAAATGCCAACGATGAGTCTGACCGTGACGGTATGCGTATTGTTATTGACATCAAACGTGATGCAAATGCAAGTGTAGTGTTGAACAAACTCTATAAAATGACAGCTTTGCAGACATCTTTTGGCGTAAATAATGTTGCTTTGGTTCATGGACGTCCAAAGACGTTGAATCTGAGAGATTTAATTAAATATTTCATCGAACATAGACACGAAGTTGTTATTCGTCGTACTCAGTTCGATCTTCGTAAAGCGAAAGAACGCGCGCACATTCTTGAAGGTTTGATTATCGCTTCGGATAATATTGATGAAGTAATTCGTATCATTCGTGCAGCAAAAACTCCTAATGACGCTATAGCAGGCTTGATTGAGCGATTCAACCTGACAGAAATTCAGTCTCGCGCAATTGTAGAAATGCGTTTGCGTCAATTGACAGGTCTGATGCAGGATCAGCTTCATGCGGAATACGAAGAAATAATGAAGCAGATAGCTTATTTGGAAAGTATTTTGGCTGATGATGAAGTATGCCGTCAGGTAATGAAAGATGAATTGTTGGAAGTTAAAACGAAATATGGAGATGAACGTCGTTCTGAAATCGTTTATTCTTCAGAAGAGTTCAATCCGGAAGACTTCTATGCAGATGATCAGATGATTATTACAATTTCTCATATGGGTTATATCAAACGTACTCCGTTGACTGAATTCCGTGCACAAAATCGTGGTGGTGTAGGTTCGAAAGGTACGGAGACCCGTGATGAAGACTTTGTAGAACATATTTATCCTGCTACCATGCACAATACGATGATGTTCTTTACACAAAAAGGCAAGTGCTATTGGCTGAAAGTATATGAAATACCTGAGGGAACGAAGAATTCTAAGGGACGTGCTATTCAGAATTTGTTGAATATTGACTCGGACGATAATGTAACTGCATACTTGCGTGTGAAGAGTTTGGAAGATTCTGAGTTTATTAATAGCCATTATGTATTGTTCTGTACTAAGAAAGGGGTAATAAAGAAGACATTACTAGAACAGTATTCTCGTCCTCGTCAGAATGGTGTAAATGCCATAACTATCCGTGAAGATGACAGTGTTATTGAAGTTCGTATGACGAATGGAAACAATGAAATCATCATTGCCAATCGTAATGGACGTGCAATTCGTTTCCATGAAGCAGCAGTTCGTGTAATGGGACGTACAGCAACAGGTGTACGCGGTATTACATTGGATAATGATGGCCAGGATGAAGTAGTAGGAATGATTTGTATCAAAGATTTGAAGACAGAATCTGTGATGGTAGTTTCCGAACAAGGATATGGCAAACGTTCTGAAATAGAAGACTATCGTAAGACGAACCGTGGTGGTAAGGGTGTGAAGACCATGAATATTACCGAAAAAACAGGTAAGTTGGTAACAATCAAGTCAGTAACTGATGAAAATGACTTGATGATTATCAATAAGTCTGGTATCACTATTCGTTTGAAGGTAGCGGATGTTCGTATAATGGGCCGTGCTACTCAAGGCGTTCGTCTGATAAATCTTGAAAAACGTAACGACCAGATTGGTTCGGTATGTAAGGTTATGACAGAAAGTCTTGAAGATGAAATTCCGGCAGAAGAGGCAGAGGGTACAATCGTGAGTGATCCGAATGCTGATGTTCCTGATATTGATGATGCAGCGGACGTAAATGAAAACGAAAGCAATAACGAAATTGAGGAATAGACATAATATTAATAATTAATCAAACAACAATCATGAAAAGAGTATTATTTTCGATGGTTTTATTGATGGCTGTTAGCTTCTCATTCGCACAGATGAAAAATGTGAAAGAAGCAAAGAGTATGGCTAATGACGTAAAACCTAATTTTAAGCAGGCTGAACAGCTTATTAAGGAGGCTATGAAGAATCCTGAAACGAAGGATCTTGCTGACACATGGGACGTTGCTGGATTTATTCAGAGACGTATCAACGAGGAGCAAATGAAAAATGCTTTTTTGAAGAAACCGTATGATACATTGAAAGTATACAATAGTATTCTGAAAATGTATGAGTACTATAATAAGTGTGATGAATTAGCGGAAATACCTAATGAAAAGGGAAAAGTTAAAAACAAATACCGGAAAGCAAATGCTTCAAGTATGTTGGCTGAACGTCCTAATTTGATTAATGGTGGTATTCAGTATTTTAACTTGGATAAGAATAAAGAAGCCTTGAAATTCTTTGCAACATATGTTGAATCAGCTTCGTATCCGATGCTAGCTGATAAAGAATTGGCTAAGAATGATACTCTTATCCCACAAATTGCATATTATGCTACATTGGCTGCTGATAGGGTAGGTGATAAAGATGCTATTATTAAATATGCCCCAATGGCTTTATCTGATAAGGACGGAGGTAAATTTGCAATGCAATTGATGGCTGATGCCTATAAAGCTAAAGGTGATACTGCTGCTTGGATTAAATCTTTGGAAGAGGGTATCCTAAAGTTCCCTGGAAATGATTATTTCTTTGCTAATTTGGTTGATTATTATAATAGCTCTAATCAAGCTTCAAAAGCTATGGAGTTTGCTGACAGAATGTTATCTAATGATCCGAACAATAAGTTGTATTTGTATGTAAAAGCATATCTTTATCATAATATGAAAGAGTATGATAATGCAATCGAATACTACAAGAAAGCTATTGCTGCTGATCCGGAATATGCAGAAGCATACTCTAATGTAGGCTTGGTATATTTGATGAAAGCACAGGATTATGCTGATAAAGCAACAACAGATATCAATGATCCTAAATATGCTGAAGCACAGGCTGTAGTTAAGAAATTCTACGAAGAAGCTAAACCATTCTATGAAAAAGCTAGAGCTTTGAAACCTGATCAACAAGATTTATGGTTACAAGGTCTTTATAGAGTTTACTATAACTTGAACATGGGACCTGAATTTGAAGAAATCGATAAACTGATGAAGTAATATCGTTTTCAGGAAAATTATAAGTCTGAAAAATATAAGTCTGAAAAATATGGGAAGGTTGCTAGAAATAGTAACCTTCTTTTTTTCGTATAATTCATATTGAGGAGAGATAATCAAAAAATACATATGTATTTTTCTTCAATTGATAAAAATTAAAAAGGAGCAATATAATAACATTGCTCCTTTTTAATTAAACATAATATTGATTATTCCCATCTTTGTAGCGTGATAATTAAAACTACTTAATATTATGGCTACAAAAAATCAAGAAGAAAAAGGTATTTATTGGCTTCGTTATCGTAATTATGGTTCTGAAGATTATTCTTTCTGTGTTTTTACGAATCAAACCGAATCTGATATGAAGCTTTTGGTTAAGGCTTATCGTCTTAAATATGATATTGTTGTTGTTGCTCGTGTTTGTGAATTATTATAATCTGTTTAATATGAAAAAATGTAAAAATTATAATCTGAAACAAGCTTTTGAAGAAAAGCGTGATTTTGATTTCACTGTTAATCGTGTACACCCTCGTGTTATTAATGGTGTTCGGCAAACTGTCTTTTTGCCTGCTGGCTCTTTCTCTCTCTTTGGTATTACTGTGTTGGAAGCTCAAGCTATTTCCCGCAAAATATCTTCTACCTCTGATTATATTTGTACAATTACTTTAATTACTGACTAATGGCAAAAGAACAACCTGAATACTTATTAAGAGTTACTATTGATGTACTCTATCGTGCCTCCCAGGAACGTATCACTTCTTTCTTCCTTGGTGAATTTGATACTATCCGTAAGGCTGAAAAACTACGTGATAATTTGACACGTTATAATCCTGATAAGCTGTTTCTAGCTAAATATGAACAAATTACTAATCCACAATTTAAAATTATTCCAAATGAAATTGACAAATGAACAAATTAAAGCTATTATCACCGCTATCTGTACACTCATCACTACGGTATCGGCTATTGTACTTAGTACCGCTTGCACGTTGTCACTATCCATTTCAAAAAACAACTCGAATAGTACTCAAAAGACGGAACAAACGTCTACCTCGTCTGTTGATTCAACTCACATAAATATTAACCCTAAAAACTTTTAACAATGGCTGATAATATCTTTGATGCTACCCTTGACGTCGATAATGACGTAAAAGTTAATAACTTTGATTGGTCTCATGCTAACAACCTTACTACTCAAATTGGTCGTATTACTCCTATCTTCTGTGACCTTGTACCTGCTAAGACTTCTTTCCGTGTAAACCCTCGCTTTGGTCTTCAGTTTATGCCTATGGTATTCCCTATTCAGACCCGCATGAAAGCTCGTATTTCATTCTTCCGCTATCCTCTGCGTGCTCTTTGGAAAGATTATAAGGACTTTATTGGTAACTTCCGTGAAGGACTTGAAGAGCCTTATATCGATTTCAATTCTACTGAAAAACTCCGTGCAATGGGTTCTACTGGTTCTCTTGGTGATTATCTTGGTTTGCCTACTACTCATATTGGCAAATATGGTCAACCTTTTAATCTTACGCCTGTTTGGTATCCTGGTTATGAGTTTGTTCCCTATTCTACACAGGTTTTGAATACTGATATTGACCTTACTGATGATGATATTGTTAGACCTTATTTTATTGGTCGTAAACTTGGTTCTATTCTTGATTCTGATATTGAGGTACGTGAGCGTTATTGTGGTATGTCTTATGCTTTTTCTGCTGATATTCCGATGGATACTCCTGCCTTTGAACTTCGTTTGCAAGTTGATACTACGGATGAGAATTCATGGGATATATTTGTTGCAAATAGTACTTTTTTGTTTTTCGACGTGAATCGTACTTGTATTGCTGTTTCTTCTGGTGGTACTGATTCAGAAGGTATTTATGTTACTGTTAATCCTGGTTCGTATGGTGTTTCTGTGAGGTATGTTGCTGTTATCATGAAGGTTAAAAAAAATGATAATACGTCTACTGGCTTGGTTACTAACATTTCGGGTTCTGTTTTTAATTCATTGTTATCTGTTGGTTTTCGTCCTTCTTCCTTAACTGGTTCTTATTCTGTTACTGCTCCTTCTGATGTTACTCTTGCCTCTTCTCCGTGGTATAATTCTACATCTGCCAATAAGGATAAACAACAAAAAATCCTTGCCTATGGTTTCCGTGCTTATGAAGGTATCTATAATGCCTTTATTCGTGATAACCGTAATAACCCTTACTATCTGAATGGACAAGTACAGTATAATACTTGGATTCCTACCGATGCTGGTGGTGCTGATGATACTTTGTATGAACTTCGTTATGCTAATTGGGAAAAAGACTTTCTAACTACTGCTGTCCAGTCTCCGCAACAAGGTAATGCCCCGCTTGTTGGTATCACTACTTATACCCAAACTGTTTCAAATGATGATGGTACCCGCATTGAACTTGTCAAAACTGCTCTTGTAGATGAAGACGGCAAAAAGTATGGTCTTTCATTTAAAACTTCTGATGAAGGTCTTGAAGGTGTTGAGTATCTTGAACTTGATAACGGCACAGCCGTTCGTCAGGCGCGTAGCCTTTACGATTTGGCTACCTCCGGTATTTCTATTCCGGATTTACGTATGGTAAATTGTTACCAAAAATTCTTGGAACTCAACATGCGCAAAGGTTATTCCTATAAAGACATCGTTGAAGGTCGTTTTGCTGTAAAGGTTCGTTATGCTGATTTACTTCTCCCTGAATTTTTCGGAGGTGTTTCTCGTGATATTGATGTTAACAGTGTTACTCAAACAGTTGACCAAAATGCTGTGTCCGGTTCAGGTGATTATGCTACTGCTCTTGGTTCACAGTCCGGTCTTGCCGGTGTTCGTGGTGAAGCTAACGCTAATATAGAGTGCTTCTGTGATGAAGAGTCTATTATTATGGGTATTCTTGTTGTTACTCCCCTGCCCGTTTATACACAGTTGTTGCCTAAACACTTTACTTACCGTGGTCTTATGGAACATTATCAACCTGAATTTAACTTGATTGGCTTCCAGCCTATTAAATATAATGAGGTCTGCCCTATTCAGGCGTATAATGCTAATCCTAATACTCTTACCGAAACCTTCGGTTATAATCGCCCTTGGTATGAGTATGCACAAAAGTATGATGTTGCTCATGGCTTGTTCCGTACTAGTTTGAGTAACTTCCTTATGCACCGTGTTTTCAATGAAAAACCGGAACTTGCTCAAAGTTTCTTGCTTGTAGATCCTGAACAAGTAACCGATGTGTTTGCAGTTACCGAAACAACGGATAAAATCTACGGTCAAATTTGGTTGGATTGTACGTGTAAACTTCCGATTGCTCGTGTTGCTATTCCTAGGCTAGATTAAAATTGTATAATATTAACTTCGTGCGTGCATTTTTTGCGCGCGCGATTTAAATTGTTTGTAAAAATTCGATTCTAGGAGTATTAAAAAAAAAGCCTGCGTGGCGTTTGAACGCTGATGGATACGCTTAAGGGCGCATAGCCCTTGGCAACGTCTAGTACCTTGGTATCCGTCGACGGAACATCAGCACGCTAGAGCGTGCGGTGCTATACCCTAAAAATATTAACTTTTAATTTTACTATTATGGCTAAACGTATTTTAAAAGCGCAATTGCGCCCTTGTACTTGTAAATTAAAAACAGGTGTTGATTATGAAATCACAAAACCCGGTCTTGCTTTGACACCTCAAAATATCAAAGAGTTGACTGATAGAGGTATTGCCGTCAACCTTCCCAACGAAAAACAATTTCTTGAAGGTGACGCCATCTCTGCCGCCAAATCTTGGGATGTTGAACCCGTTTTCAAACGTTCTGCTGATATGTGTGAACTTTGGGAACTTGAACAAGTTTCCAAAAATAAAGTACTTAAAGCGCATAAAGTTGACAAACGTAAATTTGGTTAATTATGGATATTGGCGGTTGGATTAATGGTGCAATCGCCAATACTTGGAATATAGCTTCCGGTATTGGCTCTTTTGTTCAAAAGAAAAAGAATTTGAACAAATATCTTGATTTTCAGCGTGAAGAAAATCAGAAAACCCGTGATTATAATTTGAACCTTGCTAAACAGCAGAATCAATGGAACATAGACCAATGGAATA